GAGCATCATTTTGTTTCTTGACTGCATTATAAACGGATTCAATGACGTTTGGATTCTTGCTGGTCAGTGCTTCATCAATGGCGTTGTTCAGGTCCGGATCATCAAACTGGCGCTGATTCTCTTTCAGGTAATTCAGCTTGTCCTTGGTGTCTTTAGCCGTGGTGAATACATCTTCAATCTTACTGGGGTCATTGGAACCAAGAGCATCATCAATGGTATCCTTCATTCCAAATTCGTCAAATTCCCGCTGATTCTCTTTCAGATAATCCGTCATATCCTTCAGGGAAATACCGCTGACGGTGCTGCTTACACCGCCTCTGGAACGTCTATTGCTACCTCCGTTGTAGTTGGTGAAATCCAGGTCCAAATGGCCGCCTGTGGAATTGGGAGAAGGATTTTCGTATTCGTCCAGAACTTCAATCCCGCGCTTCTCGCACTCTTCGATGAAAGCATGGCGCTTTTTAGCATCGTCCAATACACCGCCAGACACATCCAGCTTCACACCGGCATAGTGGGAATGAGGGCCATCCGCATGGACTCCGGAATCGTTGCCGGACGTAACGGTCAGGGGAACGCCAAAAGTGTTGTAGTACACATCGGCAATATCCGCCAGGCCAGCTTTGGTAATATCCTGGACGTTTTCCACGTCAACGGAATTATCCAGCCGGTCCCATGTTTTCCCTTCGGTGTTCACCATCATTTCAGGAGTAAAGGAAGAACCAGCAGAGGAGGAAACGCCGCCGTTCTGCATTTTGCTCATGACAGAGGCCACATATTCATTGACGGAGGGGCCGTTGTCTAAAGGAGCATCGAAAGGATACTCGTTGCCTTCATCATCAATCCCGGTGGTAAGGCCATCGGCATACCGTTTACCGTTCTGCTCTCCCGCATACCAGGCTGCGGCAGCACCCTCCGGGCCATAGTCCCGCACATACTGCTCCAGCTTGTGTTTTGCCGTGGCGTTGTAATCGTCCACGTTGTTCATGTCACCAACATGGCCTAATGCTTCCTTGGACCATTCATCCCAGTTGGAAGGAAGAATCTGCATGGAACCATAAGCACCAGTCGAGCCATTTACGGCTTCCGTATCCCCGCCGCTTTCTTGTCCGGTAATTGCACTGGCAAGGTCATCGGTCACACTGGAAATGTCTTCACCGGAGGAAGCCGGTGCGGTAGCTTCTTCATTTTCGGAAGATACTGTTTCTTCCGGTCCTTCGGTTGCGGTGGTGTCGATGGTTTCATCTTTCATTTCAGCATCTGAGCCGTTTACAGATGGACCATTATTGTTATTGTCTGGCCCGCCTAATTCAGGAAGGGGCCCGTTGTCGTTCGGATCATTGGGATTAAATTCTCTTGCGTTGGCTTCAATGGTATCACGATCAGCCCATTTCCGGGCAACACGGCTCCCCAAAGCACCCGCACCGCCGAATAGCATGCCAGGGCCAAAGGCGGCCGCGGCTTCATCCTTTTGGCCTTGCGTCCATTCGAACGGATCAACAACGCTGGTCAATCCTCCAGGCTGTTCACCTTTTGCGTAATCACTGGCACCTCTCTGCATGCCTTCTTCCCAGGACTGCTGCAAAGCACCGCCGACAACGCCGGTAGCACCCAAGGCCGCTTTCCCCGCCTTAGAGGAAATGTTTTTTCCGAACATAGTACCAAGTCCCAAAGATTCAACGGAATTGGAAAGAGTCAGGAGCGGGGTCTGGATCAATGCGTTTACGGCAGCAGCCTTTCTCAGTTGGTCCGGATCCGTAATTCCTTCCTCTTTCATGTCCTGGATTACATTACCGGATTCACTGGATACTTCAATAGGGGTTTTGGCTACGTTCGCAACAATCAGGCTGCCGTATTTGCTGGACAGTGCTTTAGCAAGGGAAGGCAGCCCGTGAGCTGCCGCCTTTCCCGCGAAATAGTTTGCCAGGGTGCTCAGATTGCCAACACCGGCAGCCCCGGCAGCGGTTCCCAGTGCCGCCGTTTCAGCGCCCATCATCAAAGCAGAACCGGTCATATTCCCTACATCGTAAGCCAGCCCCTGAGGATCCGTGATGTATGCCATGGGATTGGACGTAATGGTGTCAAAGTTCCAGTTATGGGTCCGGGTGTTTCGTTCTGTAATAGTCTTCAAGTCATCTGCCATATCTCCGCCTACGCCTGCAAAAGTGTCTGCAAGGGTAGCCTGGCCGGACAGGACGCCGGACGCACCGGCCTTAATACCGGAAAGAATGTTGTCTAAGAATCCGGCATTTTCAAAGTTTTCTTCTCTGCTAAGAGGCGCATCTGCATCACTACGCCCCGTAATGGGGTTATAGTAGTATTCCTTATCTTCAATGGCACCGGTATTGGGATCAATACCATAGAACTCGTTTTCTTCTTTGTCGACTTTTTCAAACGGATCAAAAGCCATTGTTCACACTCCTTTTATAGTCCGAAAGCGGACCAGTCTGTATCGCTAAACAGCTTTTCGGCAAGGTCATTGCCATAGCGTTTTCTGGCCGCTTCCATCATTCCTTCTTTGTCTAATCCCTGATCTCCAGCCTGCTGATTGTATTCCAGGGCCTGGGTCCATTCACTCAGCTTCACACGATAGATGTTGTTCAAAGCGGGATCCGGTCTGTCTCCGTAAATGCTTTTATATACCTTGTCTCCCGCTTTTTGGAGCCAGGAGAAGAACCCGCCGGAGGAATCGCCACCTGGGGAAGGCTGAGCCGGGGTGCCACCGCCATCTCCTCCGGTTGCAGGTGTTTCAGCTTCGGGAGGTCCGTCCCATGTTCCGATGCCGGTTTGCCGGACTGCGGCGTCAATTGCATCACTGATTTCTTCCGGGCTGAGGTTGTTTTCAATGCTTGCCAGATATTGATATACGTCCGTGGGGTTGGCTTTCCCGGTTTTCAATACTGTGCCGATTGCCCCAATCAGTTTGTTTTTAGCTGCTGTGCTGGGCTTCGGATCCTCTCCTACGGTTGTATCACCGTAGGCCACAGAGGTCTGCCGGAGCAGGTCAGCTATGTTCTGTGGCTGTTTCTTCAGGCTGCCAGTAAGTCCACTCCGGGAACTGCCGAGTCCTTTGCCCAAGGCAATCTGTACAAGTTGTTCCGGTGTAGCGTTCGGATAGATTTTAGCGGCGAGGGAAACACGGTTGGCAATTTTCTGCTGTTCCGCTTGCAGGCCAAGGCTGGTTTTGTATCTTGCGAGTTCCTTGTTGATTTGCATATTGAATTTGGCAAGGTCTTTGGTGTTTTGCAGGTTATCTTTTGCAAATTTCTCTTTCTGTGCAAACTGATGGTCGGATTTCTTGTACCACTGTTCGTTTTCCCACAGAGTCGGATAGAATACTGCGTTCTTCAGGAACAGGTTAGCCGCCTCCGGATTATCTTTGGACAGCTGTACAATCTTTTCCTGGAACTGTGCGGTAGTCGGGTCAGCCGTAAGCAGGTCTTTCAGGTCAAGCTGCGTATTGTGGTCTTTCACTTTCTGATCGTAGGAATCCGCCATCATTTCCAGGGTGGACATGGTTTTGGCAATCCGGTCCTCGTCAAACCCATCTTTTAACATAGCAAGACGCTGTTGCATCAGCCATTTGGTCTTGTCAAATTCCATCCGTTCGTTAGGGTCCTGTTTAGGGACCGGCTGAGGGGGCGGGAGCTGGCTTGCAACTGCCGTGGACTGCTGTTGCTGATCCGCAGCGGGGGCCGGTGTTACCGGCTGGGCAATATTGCTCCCTGCGTTCACGGTATCAAGCATCTGTTGAACTGCCGGGTCTCCTGCGTTCTGTTGCAGGGCGTTCCCCACCTGCTGGAGTTCCTGTGCCTGCCGGAGCTGGAAATTAGATGGGATAATGGCTTCCGGGGAAGTATCTACAGCAGCCCCGCCAACTCCATTCGTGTTGGCTGTATCAGCGGGGCTTGATTGAAAAAAACCGTTGCCGGAAATCCCTAAACCGGGTTGCTTCCCGTTTCTAATCTGCTGTTCCAGCTCCAGCTGGTCAAGGACCTTCATACGCGGATCCTGCTGATAGTCAGTAGAACCGATAGAAATAGCGGGCTGCTGTTGAGCCACTGCCGTGGCAGCCGGGGTAGTTTGCGCGGCCGGGGCCATATTCCCGGAAATCCCGATACCACCGGTGGCGCCGGGAGTACCGTTGATGATATTGGCGTCATTCTGCATGCTCTGTTCCCACGCCTTTTGCGCGGCCGGGTTGTCCTGCAAGGGGGTGATCTGCTGCGCGTTGGGAATGGAATTGTCCCCGATGGAAAGCTGGTCCAGGGCCTGGGCCTGCTGTTCAGGAGTGACAGTCGGTTCAAATCCGTTCAGGGAAGCTGCGGCGTTCTCCAGGATTTTCTGTTCACCGCGCTTATTGTAGTTGTCCGCAATCGTGGACCCGGCTACATATCCCAGTGCAAAATAGGGATCATTGTAGGCCAGTTTTGTCCAGTTCACTTGCGGTTTCGTGTTTTTCGGTGCGTACTTAGCATAGGTATTCGTTACAGTGCTAGTTGCCATTATACCCTCCTATAATCACCATTCATCGGTTCCACCCACGGCTACAATGCCGTTGGCATAATACCGGTTGTCACCAGTCAGTTTCATGTCGTATACCCTTGCAGATTCAAGCGGAGCATAGCCAAATACGCGCGCCGTTCCGGATTCCGTGAGGATCGTATCCCCCGCATGGAGTTCTTTCAGGGTTGCCAGGGTGCCATCTTCCTTGATGAAAGGCTGGGTGAATGTGGTATCCACTTTGAAAACATCATCACCATCAAAGGCAATCAGACGGAAGGTGTCTGCTCTGCCGTTCTTCAATACATCCACAACGGTTTCAACGGTTTCTTTTCCGTCCTTGGAAGGACAAACGACCTTGTCACCCGGTTTAATTGCAGAAATTTTTTTGGTTCCTTCCGGAATTTTAATTTTCGTTTCGCCGGTAAAACAGAAAATACCGCCGCTGTTGGAAGCATAGCCAGCCAGAAGGCCACCAAAGAGGCCGCTGCCCCCGCTGGTTTTCTGGGTAGCCGTGGTAGTTCCCTGACCGGAAACACCTGCAAGGGCGCTGTTGGTGGCACCATTGAGCCCCAAAGAAGCGTTCCAAAGGTTGAGGGCGGGCTGCTGGGCTGCTTCCTGGGCAGCTGCACCCGTGCTGATTCCAGCATTGGCTCCGCTCATTTGCTGGCCATACAGCTGGCTGAGAAGGCCGATATTGCTGGTGTAGGCGTTGGCCATGGCCTGAGAAGCAGCATCGTTGATGTCTGCAATCCCCTTATTGGTCACGCTGGAATTTAATACACCGTTTGCGCCCAGAGTGTTGAGCATGTTCCCCATGGAGGAATTGACTCCCTGCTGGATTTGGTTCTGCATATTCTGGGTATAGGCTGTAGGCAGCTGGCCATTAATCAGGCCCTGTACACCCTGCTGCGCGTTGGCAATCTGTCCCTGGGCGTTCTGATTCAGGCTGTTAAAGTCAACCTGGGTGGAACCGATGGAGTCCTGTAAAATGCTTCTGGCCACATTGTTCAGCCACAATGCGTTGGGGGAAACAGCTTCGGAATAGTCCGCCGCCTGGCGTTGTAGCCGTCTTTCTTCTGGTGTCGGCGTGTAGCTCTGGACCGTAGTGTGGCTGGAGCCTTTTTTGTGGAGCTGTAAAACTAAATCAAACATTCTTTTATCACTCGCTTTCCCTGGAAAGGTTTGGAGCTTCGTGGCTCATGTACTCCGTTACCCAGTAATCAGGACGGTGGGAAATCTCATTGATTCCCTTGAAGGTAATCACCACATATCTGTCCAGCTTATCTTTACAGATGTATCTTTCCTGTCCATTGATGTGCTGTTCCTTGATAATTTTCCATCCCCAAAAACGGATATACGGTCTGATTTTCCGGGTGCAGATGGTGCTGATACATTTCAGGCCATTCTGACGGCAGTACAGTTCTGCCAGGTCCCGCCAGAATTTAGCATCTCCGCAAAGGTCATAGATGACAAAGATGCCCGTTTCCCGTTCCGGCTTCATAATACAGATCCCGCGGTCCTCCAGAAAGTTGAGGGTAAAGCCAGGAGGAACAGATACATAGTCCCCCGTCTTTTGTTTGTATAGAGCCATCCATTCTTCAAATGTCCTTGCGTTCGCTCTCGTGATTTTCTTCTTTTCTGATTCCATCCGTTTCTTTTCCTCCTTCCGCAGGCGACTGCTTCTCTCTGCCGCCCGGTTTCTTTTGCACCGGTGGAGGCGGTGCAGGAACTTTTTCATCGGTTTCCCAGGTGTCTGGGATTCCATCCTCGTCCTTGTCCACCAGGGCTTTCCCCAACACACAGAACGTGCCGACAACGGCCACTCCGAAATAAGTCCCCGCGAACTGGTTGACCGCAGCGTAGTTGACTTTCCCAGTCACCCAGAATTCCAGCAGGAGCCCAACTAAATAGAGGCTTCCCACACTGATGAAGATTCCCGCATAAAGAAGCAGGAACAGCCTGGGGAGCCCTGTAATTTTCATTTTGGTTACGCCTCTATTGAGCGTCCGGATCCATTTGCTTATTCTGTCCATGATTCAATTTTCTCCGGCATAAAGATTGATAAAATCAATCGCAACATTCCCGTTTGTCTCAATCCCCAGAACAGAATCCCGGCATACGGAAAAGCAGTGTACTACCCGGCGCTTTCTTCCCACAGGAAATATTACTTCTTTATTCGCCCATTTCAGGTGAAGCTTCCCGGATCCAGTCACACCAACATCAAACTTCCTTGTGATAATGCTTGTGGAGGACGAAAGTTGACGTGTGACGAGTTTTTGCTCAATGGGAGTACCGTTATCTGTCGTGTACCGTTTCGCCCATCTATATAGCGATTTTCCGCCTGCTATGATGATTCCGTCCTGTGTATCTGCCATGTCCTTTATGTCCAGGGGAAAACTCAGCTCCACACAGGCGCCCATATCATACTGGAGACAGTACAGGCTGCCGGTGTTGGCCTTTGTGTCCGGTTGGATAATCAGCTGCCGTTTGCGGACAAGGTTGTACAGCCTTGGCTGGTTCACTTCTTTTTCCAGGTTCCGGTTAAACTTCCTTCCCAATTCGTTGATGGTGAAGTTCCCATAGTTCTGAACAGCTTCCAGAGTCCGCAGACCCTTATTAGTGCAGAAAGCTATGCTGCTTCCCAGTACAATGATCCCGTCCGCGGTCAGCACGTCCGAATTATCTCCAGCAAGTGAAGTGTTCCAGCTGGTGTAGAATCCGTTGGTATCGTAGACCTTTCCGTTGCTCTTGAAGGTGGCAATATCCCCGCTGATGGGAAGAACTTTGAAAATGTCGCCGTCGTCCTTATAGCCGACTTCCAACCACTTGGAGGAACTATCAGAGTCGGTATCTTCTGTCCACCCGGTTTCATATGGATCACCGGTTGCAGAGTAGTAAATGTTGTCGTCCCCCATACAGGAAATGACCAGCCTGGATTGGCTTTCCCAAACATAGTCACAGTTATAAGAGGCGGCAACAGTTGTTACCGTATGAGCGGAAGGGTCATAATACTGGAGCTTTCCCCCGCTTGCGATGAACACCTTGCCATCAAACCGACAATAGTTCGGCTTCCTTGTTCCGGTCAGCGTTCCCACCTGGTTGTGCAGGGTATCCAGATTTTCCTCCCAGATGCTTCCATCGGTCAGACACACAAGGAACTGGTTCAGTCCATTGTTGTAGAACACGGAAAGGATTTCCTTGTCATAGGTAACAAGTGGGGCCGAAGTACCACCCCGTGTTACCAGCCTGTTGAAGTCATATTCAAAATTCTCAATAACCTGGTATTCGTTTTCCTGTAGTTGCTGAGGGGGAACAGCAGTATTTATGCCACCGGTAAAATCGGAGCAAGAAAGAATACTGATATTCTTTTTCTCCATAGCCGCCATATCTTTCGCCACCTTCTCCCGTCATTCTCCTCTTGTTTTCATCTTTAACACTTCTGCGTGTTTGGAGTTCATCACTCCGTTTTCTGCTAGCTTTTCATAGACTTGATAGACCTCCTCGAACCTTCTTTTTTCTCCATCAGTAGGCGGATGCTTTTGAAACTGAAGATACATATCATCCAGGCTGGCCATAAGCATTAGCTGCATGCCTTTTCGAATGGCCTTTAGGCCACTAAAATAAGCGTATGCGTATCCGCTTACGCTACCAATAGCTATTCCGACTATGACATTAACAACATTAACAAGAATATCTTCCATCATTTCACTCTTTCATCCTTACGTTTAATTGTGTTGCCCATAGTTTTCATCTTCTGAAATTCACCTGAAAGGTTGTGATCTTTTTGCGATTGCCAAACGGATTCGGAACAGTTTATAAATTATCCGGGAATAGGCGGAGACCTTTTGTTGTCAAAAAGACAATATCTGGTAAGCAAAAACCTCTTGGATATTTTGAGACTCATGACGCAGCCCTCACTTTTTTGCTCAAGATAAATCACGAGCCTCATGGGCTCACAGCGACTTTTGCCGACATCTACCAGCAATGGCGGGTGGCCAAATGGCCGACCATCTCAAGATCCAGCCAGCAAGCCTACGACATCTCTTATAGGCATCTCTCCAGGCTGCATGACAAAACCATGAGCCGGTTAAAATATCTGGACCTGCAGGCCGCCATGGACGACGTAAGACGGGTGGCAGGGTACAGCACCCAGAAAAAGTGCCGGGTACTGATGAGCCAGCTGTATCAGTACGCCATCAAGCGGGAGATGGCCAGCACTGACTACTCCCGCTATGTAGAGATTGACCGCCACCACGTGGTCTACAAAAAGCGTCCGTTTACCACCCGGGAGATCAACCGGCTCTGGCGATCCTCCGAAAGTGATGTTGTCCAGGACATCCTGATCTTAATCTACACGGGGCTCCGGATTGGGGAGTACCTGGCTCTGCGGCCCCAGGACATCAAACTCCGTGAGCGTTACCTGGACATCCGGCACAGCAAGACGGCGGCAGGGATCCGACGAGTGCCGATAGCCAGGCGAATCCTGCCGTTTTTAGAGGCCCGGAAGGCCCGGCGGTACATCTGCCAGTCACCGACGTATGACAGCTTCCGGCGGCGATTTGACGCCGTCCTCAAGCAGCTGTCGATGCACCATAGCCCCCACGAGTGCCGCCATACCCTGGCCTCCATGCTGGACTCCGCCGGGGTCAACGACACTGTAATCAAAATGATTTTAGGTCACGCCAGGAGAGGCGTCACAAAGGCCGTCTACACGCATAAAACCTTGCGGGAGCTCCGAAAAGCGGTCGATATTTTGTGAGTAACGTGGTGTTAGATGCCCTGGCATGATGCCATGGGCTGGCTTATAGACTGCGCTAGCGGGTGTTTGGCTTGTGCTTAACGGTGGGATTTTTTCGGTCTGTCAAGGGGATAAAATGGTGTCGTCTTATTCCGAAGTTGTAGTCCTTTTTGACCACCGATGAATTGCCGCACGTATCTGCCAAGGCGGCTTATTCTGCTATGGGCACACCACTGGTGGTCGGCGATGCCGATGGCACCGGCCCCGATGTGCTAGCATTTCCCATAACCGGCTTCACGAAGCATTCTGTTGGGGGAAACGTAGTAACCAGCTTTGGTGGCGATAAGGCCCACGAAAATACGCCTCTTTCCATCGCTGCATATGGATGGAAACGAACTGGTTAAGGCCCCCCCACCGATGAGTTGCCGAAGATTAAAGGCGATGCCCAGTTCCGGTTGCTAAACGGAAGCAGCAATATTGTGGGTGATTTAAATGATGACCCAAAGCAATCTGGAGCCTTTTCGTATAACCCGTCTGCTGGCCGCATATGGAGCGGCACTATGCAAGTTGGACCATCGTCCACCCGCAATACGGACGTACTACACCTTGAATTCGGGAACAACGTACCCCACAACAACTTGCCCCCATCCATCGCTTGTTATGGCTGGCGTAGGACCGCTTAAGCCGTGCGTTTCCAGCAGTATGCCGCTACAGATGGTTGGATGTTGTTGTGAGGAGCATCTTTACCAAACGACAGTTTTGCCGTATGGTAAGTGGTCCAGGATTCGCTGTGGTCACCTTCAAAAGCATAAGTTCGTCCTTGTTCTGGGTCTTGGTACGAAAAAACGCCGGTTGCATAACGCTCAAAAATCCCTCCGTTTTCTCCGTTCCGGCTTCCGATTGTGCCAGAGATAGATGGCAACTCATCGGTGGGTGAGAGGATGTTTCCGTTCGCCGTATTTCTGGCCTGCCGTATACGTAAAGCTGCCATAATCATCGGTGCCACTGCCCTGTGCAATCAGCGTGTAGCCAGCTGGTAGTGCTTCCCACGTGCCAAAGCCCAGGATGGCGTTGGGGTTGCGGGAGTCGGTCAGCGATGTGTAGATGCTGCCGACAGGAAAAACCTTTTGCAGGGCGGAGGTGATGCCAGCGTTGACCGTGGTCGTGATGAGCGTCTTGAGGGCGGCGATGTCGATAGTCTGCCCCTTGTCGTCGCTCGTCGCAGCCGTGGCGTGGGCCACGTTGTTGACCTTGGCCGTGGTTTTGGTGGCGTCCTTATGGATAAAAGTTATCGTATCGTTTGATACGGTGGTGGACATGACCGCTCCGGCCAGCTCGGTCTTGGTGTAGTAACTGGACAGGTCTACCGTCCCGCTCTGGTCATCCCACCCGCTGCCGTTGTAGACCAGGTTATCCCCAGCCTTAATAGCCGTGCCGTTGGCATCAGTGCCCCCTGCCGTCTTGACGTTGTACATGTCCCCGGTGCTGAGACCGGTCGTCGGCAAGGCGGAGTAGCTGGCCACGGAGCCCTTGTACTTGACCGCACTGGTCAGCGCCTGCAAACCGCTGTTGACCTGGCTCTGGATGTTTTGACAGCTGGCCAGGGCCGTCTTGGCGTTGGTCTCATGGGTAGCTGCCGTGGATGCAGAGCTTGCTGCGGCGCTGGCGGATGATGCTGCTGCCGTCTGGCTGTTTTTAGCAGCCGTTGCGGACGTGCTGGCAGCACTGGCGCTGTTGGCGGAGGCCGTAGCGCTTGTACTGGCATTAGTTGCCTCGGCAGAGGCCGTGGAGGCAGAGCTTGCCGCACTGGATGCGCTGCTGGCCGCTGCTGTTGCCTGGTCCTTGCTGTACAGAGCCCAGGTCTTAGAGGATTGCGTCTTGCCCGTGGAGCTGTCTGTGTCGGTTGCTCCGTCAGGGGACTCCGTGGAAGTTGCCCATGCTTTCGCTGTAGTGCTTTCGTTACTAGCAGCCGTAGCGCTGGCCGCTGCGTTCGTTTCAGAGGTTTTTGCTGCCGTTGCTGACGTACTCGCCGCTGTTTCACTGAGCTTGGCATTACTGGCAGAGGTGGCCACCGCGCTTGCAGAACTGGCAGCCGCCGTAGCACTGGAAGCCGCGTTTGTTTCTGAGGTTTTAGCATTTGTTTCCGAAGCACTAGCCGCAGTCTCGGAAGCCTTAGCGTTTTTCTCACTTGTTGCCGCAGCTGTGGCGCTGGAGGTGGCATTTGTCTCGGACGTTTTCGCATTGGTCTCGGAGGTGCTGGTAGCTTTCTGAGAGGCAAGAGCCGCCGTTTCGGAAGCCTTGGCGTTGATTTCGCTGGTTGCCGCTGCCGTTGCGCTGTTAGCTGCTGCCGTAGCAGAATTAGCCGAACTGGTGGCGGAATTGGCTGCGTTCGTAGCACTTGTGGACGCATTGGTTTCAGAAGTTTTCGCTGCCGCCTGGGATGCTGCTGCCGCGGTCTGCGAAGCCTGAGTTTTTTTCCCCGCTTTCTGAATTTCTTCATAGATGTTGTCATACTGGTTCGGAGTGCTGTCCTGGGGGATTTCATTGGTTGTCAGGCCGCTTTGCCCCACTCTAATGTCCAGGCTGTTGACGGTAATGGTTTTCACCGTGGTCCCGTCACTCTCTGTTTTCTGACCAAATACATTGACGTTAAAAGTCCCTTCTCCCTTTAGAACTTCCCACGGAATGATACAGTTGCCGTTGTTGTCGATTTCCTCATTGAAAAAGAGCGGCTTACCGTCTGTGATAAGGTCGCTCTCTGTTCGTTTGAACTGTGCTGTTTTATTGGTCCCGTCCCAGTCCTCTGTGAACTGGAAGTTTGCCTGAAGGTATCCGCTGGAATCAGCTACCACAGGATCACGGGATAACAGATACAAGGTCTGATACTTCACATAGAATTTTAGAATCAAGTCGTTTCACCCTCCTTCTTCAAATCCCGCTTACATCAAAAACGATAAAACAGGTCGGATTTGCTGTCCACGTAGACCCTGCCGCCGTTGACTGCATCATGCAGGGTCTCCAGGTCGTTGGCCACGTAGTCCAGCCAGCCGGTGCCCTCGGAGTTGGCCAGAGGGGTCTTTTTACCAAAGGCTCCGTCCTGGATGATGCTGTCGTTGGCATCTCTCAGCTCCGGGTGCTGGTATGCTTGTCGTTTCATTTCTCCACCTCCTTGGGCGGGTCGTAGACCAGGGCTCCGTCACGGAGGACGTAGTCGTGAGGATTGTCAACCATTTTCTCGCTGCCCAAAACGGTAGTACCATCCACTGGCCCCGGCATTTGGTCAGCAAACCCGTAGCATCGTTTGGTCTTATCGTCGATTAAGTAGTAAAGCATCATTTCACCCCTATAATCCAGTAGGCCACCCAGTGGTCTTTAACGTTGTTATCGCAGTAGTATGTACGGCTACCATACGCGCTTTTTAAAGTGTCGTTGTTGCTAAAGCTGTTGGTGTCAGTGGTTGATGTCACTTGATACGGTTGGTCCCACTTGCGCCAAACGCCGTCACGTTCAACCCCCCCTTGCGTATAGCACCCCCAGATGCATTGACTCTCTGTATACCCGGCAGGGAGTGGCACGGTGACACACCCGTTATTAACATCATCATCGGCCCATAAAACCCCACGCATGATAGTGACTGCTCTCACGTTGTACCCATTAATACGGATTTTGTTGCCGTCGATTGTCCCTGATTTCAAGGTTGCTCCCGTGATATTTCCGCTGTCGTCCACGGTAAAGCTCCCGGAGCTGTTTTTAAAATTCGTCCCGACAATCTGCGTGCCCGTGATGGTGCCGCCTTTTAAAGAACCCACATTGGCACTGATAGCGCTTAAGCTGTCCACTTTGATTTTTCCAGCGGTTACTGCTCCAGCAGCTATGTTTTCTGCCAGGACAGCGCTTGCTCCGATTTTCCCGGCTGTAACGGCGTTGGCTGCAATCTTTTCCGTAGTAATTGCCCCGGCCAGAATCTTGTCTGCGTTGACAGCATTGGTAGCAATCTTTTCCGCTTTGACCGCTCCATCCTGAATCCAGTCAGAACCAACTACCTTGGTAACGTCAGCATTGACCGCTTCGGACCATTCCCCATTCCCGAAGCAGTCATAATAGCGGTATTTGAAGTCGTAATTGCCTTCAAGAATCCCGATTTGAAATACACTGTTCTCAGTATAGAAAGAATGTTCATCATTCGTACTTGTATTGGTTGCAAGGATTTCCATGCCCGTACAGTTTACCGGCAAGGAGGCCATGTGAACATTGAATCCCTGGAACAGGTTTTCAATCGTTGGGGCCGTAGGTGCTGCCGGCTGTGCCAGTTCATACTGGTGTGTCATTGAAGAACCATAGGTGCCAAAGACGGACCGTGCAAAAAGATAGGCGGTGCCGGACCGTTCACTGGGTACAGCATCAGACGTAAGGGCGCTGGTGCTGTCCAGCATCCCTTTATACTTCCCTGCGTCCGTGTTTTCCCGTAGTTCGTAGCCGTCAAAATAATCCTGCGTGTTGACTGCCGTCCACTGCCAGTGTGGTGTCCCGCCTTCCCATGTAACGGTGAACTGATCCGGAGCGGTAGGAAGGTGGCTGGAACCCTGTACGGTTATATCTGCCATTGGAGCTGCATCGAAATCACAGCTAATACCAAACTTATTAATGGCTACCACCTTAATGGTGTAGGTAGTTCCTGCTGTCAGTTTCTTTACGGTATAGGTTACTCCGTTGGCGTTCCCTGCATATTGATATTGGCCGGTAGTTCCGGCCTTGTACCATACGGACGCGCCACTATAGCCGGTCACTGTTCCCTTCTCCCAGGTAACGTATACATCGTTCTCCGGGTAGCCTAAATCATCGGTCACATGTTCTTCCAAAAGGGTAATGCCTGTAGCTTGTCCATAGGCCGTTGAGGTGTTTTCAATGGCCTCTGATACACCGCTTGAAACATTCCCGGCGAACTTTAACAGGGCCTTTTTCAGCTGGGCAACAAACGTGCGCCCGTCCCCGGATACACTGTTGGGAATCTTTTGAATATCATCACTGGAAAATTTGTTGTCCGCCATGGTTCACATCACCCCTGTGGCTGATTGGCTGCCGTAACAGGCCCGTTGACCGCCGCAGCGATAGCCTGGTTGATTTCATTCAAAAGGGCTTTGTCCTGGCTAACATCAAGTGCCTGCTGATTCTGGCAATAGATAGCAGCCAGCTTGATGCATACCTGATTTAAGGCCAATTGGGAGAAAGGCATATCATCATCCAGTTCCACCCTTTTCGTATTGGCGAAATACCGGATGGTAACGGGCGGATCGTCCAGGGTTTTAATCGTGCTGCCGGTAATCTTGATAGGGAACTTCCCTGCTGTTCTGACAAATTCTTTTGGAAGTGCGGTTTCCGTTTCCGTCAGTGTTAAATCATTGAGGAACAAGGGGGAACCGGCACCCACAAGGAAAGAGGAAACGTATTGAATGGCCTCGTTCAGGTAGCTCAGGATTTCATTATCATCCAGCCCCACTTCATCGCGGTCGTTGATTTTGTCCCGGATCTGATTGATAGCCACATCCACTAACATGTTCATTGTTTCATTCGTCCTCCTTCCTTATCAGCACATAAACGGCATTTTGATTTTTACATTGGAGTATCTTCTCTCCGGAACAATGCTGCTTACAAGGCGGTTTACTTCGCTCATAAGAACGTCATTGTTGGGGTTCTGCTCCAGGATCATGGCTACAATCTTCACAATGCAGTCAAAGAAAATATCCGGGAGGTCAATGGCATCCGTTTCAATGTCCTCTATCTCGTTTAATTTGCCACGATACAGGAGGTCAAAGTCGCTTCTGGCATAGATTCTTCCGGCGAATACTCTATAGGTCCCAAAAGGAAGTTCGCCTTCCAGGGTAACAGGAGAAAGGTGGTATTTATCTTTTGCCCTTGCCACCCGGACTAACAGGATGAAATCGTCCGGCAGCTCTGCCCCTGTCTTTTCAAAGTCGTAGTGTTCCTTCTCCGGATCATCTGCACCCTTGTTTTCGTTGTATTCATCAACTTCCTTGTTCATCTCATCAACGCGGTATTCCTTGATTTTCTCCAGGAAATCGCTGTTGCTCAATGCGTAGGACTGATTTAAATATCGGATGGATTCATTAATGGCATTGAGCATATCATAGCCGGAATACTTGACTTCATCGTTGTCATTCAGCTTATACCGGACCTGACGGGATATTCTTTTTGCGGTAATACTCATATCTCTACACCCCTCTTTTAAAAGAACCGGCGTTCATGTTCCATACACAGCCGTGGGTTTTCCTTCGTCCATTTTCTGATCTGGGCAACGTATTTGGCTTCTTCTCCCACAGACCGGTAAAAGGTGGCAAGGCGTAAAGTCGGGTCCAGGGTCCACAGTTCCTGGGGAATAGCAAACATAATCTGCTTTTCATCGCTTTTCCCCTGATTGATGGTGTTGCCGACAATCTTGGAAATCTCTACAGCATCCAGGGCGTCCCGCAGGTCAACCTTATTGGTCAGTGCGACACCGCCTTTTCCATCGTTTAAATCCGTGAGTTTCTGCTCATAAATGGCCATTTTGTGAATCACTTCCGTTCCTTTTCATGGTTAATGCTAAAAAATAAAGCGTACACAATACGGGCTGTTCCACATTGTGTACGCTGCTTTTGTTTTAACCATGCACCAGCTTTCTCGGCCGGTGCATAGTCAATCATTGGAATAAGGTCAAATCTTGATATTGGTGATGGAACCGTGAGCCTGGGGCTGAGTGCATTTCAGGCCAATAGAGCCTTCAATGACAAATTCAGAATAGTTACCTTTCTTGGCAAGGCCGGTAACTTCATGCGTGCGGTCGAACCATTTCAGGGTCATATACTGAGTGTCGATAGCATCGATTCTATCATTCGGATAAAACAGGTGCGGGTGGGCGGTAACAATACCGAAGTCGCTTTCGTAGGTATCTGCTACCAGGTTCAGTTTCTTTTCTGCACCCTTCCGGATGTTGGTGGAGTTAGCCAGCAGCTGTTTGCTGAACCGTCTCTTGTTGATGGGGTTCATCCACAGGTCGCCAGGATGGGCACCGCGCAGCTGTGCTTTGTACAGCATGGAATCAATGTCATCCAGGGTGGATTCTGCTTTGCCGCCCAGGTCTACCACGTTGTTCCGTTCTACCTTCACATTGGTGCCTGCATCGGTGGGTTTAACCTGTTTGGAAGCAACTGCATCAATAGCGCCTTTCATGGTGCTGTAGATGTTGAAGGTGGTGGAGGACTTTACGTTCACATAGTAAGGAACGTCAGCTTTCAGTCCGGTAGGCAGGGTATCAGCCACAAAGAAGATGAAGTCGCCGGTGGACAGTTCATGATTTGCGGTGGTGGTGCACAGGCCGGAGGTAGCAACGTTTACTGCCAGTGCAGAGGAATTCAGGAAATAAGGAATACCGCCAGTTTCTGCCGGTACGGATGCCGTGCCTTTTACTCTGGCTTCATTGGTTACCAGGGCATATTCGATGTCTTTGGCATGAGCCAGGAAAGCGTTCTGTTTTTGACGGACGAATTCATCCTGTTCAGTGTAGATTTTTTCAGTTTTCCGCTGCATGTCGGATACCCAACCGGTGTTCTGGAAAATCTGGACGTTGTTGGACAGGCTTCTCAGACTGCCGACTTTTTCCGTCTTGTAATCTTCCTTTTCCAGATGGGCGTTCTTGATGGGTGGGCGCAGGGCCTCAGTGATCCAACTAAATTCAGGTTCCTTTGCATTTGCGTCTGCCGTCAGGCTGGACAGGAAAGGAGTCGTAGTCGGGTCAATGTTGGTAATAATCGGGGAGAAATCTTCCGCATTACCAAATGCTTCAAAGGTTAAGGACTGGGATTCGCTAGGACCGGGATCTCTAATTACTGCCATTGTAGTCACCTCGTAATAAAATTTTTATTATGAAAAAACCGCCCCGGAGGACGGCTGTTCCATCATTGGAATATGGATTTTCGATTTTCGGTTATGTCTAATTGTTATCTGCCGCTGAAATACTTTTGGAACCATGCCTGCTTCTGCTGGTAGTTCATGTTTCTCAGTTGCCGTGCATCGGGCCGTTCCCGTGCGTTGCTGTTGCCAGCTCCAGGAGTTTCTACGGCGGGCGGGCGGGAAACATGAGTCGGGACAGTTCCCACATTGGAAGCCTGGGCATAAAAAGCCTTCCGGGTATCTTCGTAATACTTCTGGAGAATTTCTGCACCTCTTCGAGTAATCTGTCCATGCTGCGCTCCATTGATAACCTGGGCAATCTCTTGCGCTTGTTCGTAGGGCATTTGCTTGTAGCGGGTAGCCAGCATCTTATCAATGGCACCAAAATTGGGTTCCGTCTGCTGGGCGTTCGCTACAAAGGACTTCACATCGTTAAAGATAGCTTCTCTTTCACTTTCTTTGTTCTGGGCCGCTCGCTGCTGTTCCATGATCCGTTCACGGGTCTGGTTCAGAATCATCCCTTGGGCGTTCTGGAGTGCCGCTTCATACATCTGGGCTTTATTGATAAGGTCCTTATCATCGGTGTATTCTGCTGCATCCAGTTCTTCTTCCGTGATGCCGATTTGCTCCATGGCCTGTTTCTTGGCCATTTGGTTCACACGGTCATAGAACTTTCTGTTGGCTTCGACAGCCGTCTGTTTGGCCACTTCTGCGGTATCTTCCGTGGGGACCTGGGCGTTTAAGGCTTCTTCAAACCGTTTCTGTTTGTAGGCTTTATACTGCGGCTTGTAGAGTTCCGGAATCCGGGATTCGTCCACTCTGCCCTCATGGAGGGCGTTGAGCAGTTCATTTTCCGTGTATTCCGGTTCCTTGGTAGTCTTTTTCAGGAATCCTTCTGTCAGCCCAGTATCAGCTTTATTGATGCCTTCCGGCTGCTTTGGGATATTGCCTGGAATGGCGTTGGGGTTGGCTGCTCCAGGTACATAAGCGGGCTGGTTCGGCTGCTGTGCGCCCTGGGACGTTGCCGGTGGTTTCACGTCAACAATGGTTCTTTTCCCGGTGGCCGGGTCAATTACCAGCTTGACACCTCCGGCGACAATTTCCCGCGGTGCATTATTGCTGCTACCTCCGGTTTCCGGCGCGCTCTGGGTAGGAGTTGTCGCTGCTTCCATAGAGGGAGCGGGGGCAGCAGCCTGTTCCGCTGCCGGTGCCTGCTGCGTGCTGACTCCAGAATTAGCTCCAAAATTGGTTTTTGCTGCCGGTTGGGGGGTGGGCGCTGTAACTGCGTTCTCCGCTGCTGCCGGTGCCGGGCCGGTAATAGTCGTTCCATCCATTCGTTATCTACCTCCATTTTCTTTCTGTGCTTCAATCGCCTGGATCGCTTTGTCCAGCTTGAATTGGTACAGCTTGCCTTTTTCAATGAGCTTATCCATATAGGCTTCCAGGTCCATAAGGATCCTGTATTTGGCTCTTGTCTCCATTAGGTCCTTGCTCGTATCTGCAAGGTCCTCCAATACTTCCTGCCGGGAGCGGACAAAGAAGGGCCGGAGAAGGTCTTTAATCTCTTTGGCCTTCTCAGCTTCCTTGATTCTGTCGTTGTACTCCTTGGCCAGTAGCCGCGGGTTGTTTCGTCTCGTCAAGACCTCCTCCCGCGTCAAAGGGGTTTTTCTTTCCCCATCTGCTGATATATCTAGCATCGTCCAGTCTCTCCTCCTGCATCACGTCACTGCTGTTCACGTCAATGTTCAGATACTTCTTCAGGGCCTGGATCTTGGCTTCCGGAGGAATGTCCTCATAGCTTACGCTCAGTTTTGGTGTGGATGCCTTGGCCAGTTCAAACTGTTCCTTAGCCTGTTCAACCGCAAGGGCCTGCTGTTGTGCCTGCGCCTGGGCCTGCTGAGCTTCTGCCTTCCGCTGCTGTGCTTCGGGACTGTCAGGATCAAGCAGGTAAGCATTGATATTTCGGATACCCATACTTTCCAGGAGTTTCTTGGCCGCCTCATACCAACTGTTTTCGGTTACGACTCCCATCTGCTGGAGTTGCGGGAAAAGCTGGTTAATCATTACCATGAGGTACTGAATCTGTGCTTCCCTCGTCCCGGCTCCCTGGCCTACATTGATAATCAGGTCATAGTCGATGTTCAAATCGTCCTTGGTAATGGAAATGTTCTGATCCGTCAGCCGGAATATCTGCTCATCGTCCATATACTTCTGATTGAGAAGGATAATGTACTTGAACATGGGAACCACGAAGGATTCCGCAAACACCCTGGCAATATGCCTCATGCGCTTATCGGCAGCACCCATGATGGACGTAATGCCGGTAGCCGTTTTGTTTAAGCTATTGGAATCCAGCCCTTGATTGTACCGCGTGCTACCGCTCTGGGACTCAATCTCATTCTGTGCATATTCAATGACCTGCATGGAAAGAGGACTGATAGAAAGCTGCTGCCCCGGCATGATTGCATCCGCGGGGCTGCCATTGGTGGGGATGATTTCATCGTTATCAATGAGTGCATCCATATCCACCTTGCTCATATCCACAAATGTACGCGGGCTGTTGTTCTTGGCTACGTTTGTAATGATCTGCCGGAAAATAGCTGTCTTTAGGTTCTGATGCTGTTCCAGCAGGTCAGAAAAGCCTTCATCTTCGTTGAATACGGTGTTGGGGCTGGGCTCTGCTTCTGCGATGAAGAAGGGAGCAAATTCCATTTCATTGGTGGAAATCCGGATAGGAGTATCTCCAATAGCATGGACTATCAGGTGTTCATAAATCCCGTCTCCATTGAAGTCAACGGACAGATAGCCTTCATACAGTTCAAATAGCTTAGAGGCGTTGTCTCCATCATTGATACGTCCCCCGGTGCTGCTGAGTTCCTTGTTCTTCAAGAGGTCATAGGTGGTGTACTTGGCATCTCCGTCAGCTTTTTCCAGGGCTTCATCAATGTTTTCGTACACACCTTCCCGCTCTTTCCGTTTGAGGTAATCCCCGGTTACCAGTTTCCTTTGTGCC